ATCTAGCTAAAATGCAGTCAACTAAAAACAGTAAGTTTATGGTATGAAGATGCTTACACCCAAACAAACAGCTCTTATGAAGAAGCATAAGGTACATCATACCGCAAAGCACATGGCATCTATGAAGAAGTCTATGTTAGCTGGTAAGACATTCACCCAAGCGCACACTATTGCTAAGAAAAAAATAGGTAAGTAGTGGCTAAGAGTACCGTTAATAAGGCTGGTAACTATACCAAGCCTACTATGCGGAAACGAATCTTCAGTCGGATCAAGTCTGGCACTAAAGGCGGTAAGGCTGGTCAATGGTCAGCACGTAAAGCCCAGATGTTAGCCAAGTCTTACAAGGCTGCAGGTGGTGGTTACAAGTAATGGCACTGAAGAAGTCACAAAAGTCCTTAAAAGACTGGACTAAACAGAAATGGCGTACTAAATCTGGTAAACCTTCTGCTAAGACAGGGGAGCGTTACCTACCAGCCAAGGCTATTAAAGCTTTATCCAGTAGCGAGTACGCTGCAACTACCAAAGCTAAGCGCAAAGGTACTAAGAAGGGTAAGCAACACGTTAAACAACCTAAGAATATTGCTAAGAAAGTAAGGAAGTACAGATAATGGCTAAGACTGCAGCATGGACCAGGAAAGAAGGCAAGAATCCCAAGGGGGGTTTGAATGCTAAAGGTCGTGCATCTTACAATAAGGGTAAAACTAAGACAGGTAAGAAGCGAAACCTTAAAGCACCTAGCAAAAAGGTAGGTAATCCAAGACGAGCTTCCTTCTGTGCTAGAATGAAGGGTATGAAAAAGAAATTAACCTCTGCTAAAACAGCAAGGGATCCCAACTCAAGGATTAATAAATCCCTACGAGCTTGGAACTGTTAACAACAAGGAAAGATTATGACATCACCACTACGATTATTATTAAAAGACAGAACTAAAGACGCACAGATTATAGATGGTAAGATATTTGCACCTGGCTCTAAGTTTGATGGACTCAAAGCTACTGAATCTAACTTAATGAAAGCATTAGATAACAAAGGTGCTAAAGAAACTAACCTTAATGATTACAAAGTTACACCCAATGCAGGTGGACAGATACTTCCTGATGGTACTCCACTACCTGTAACCGATCCTATGTATGGTAAGTTCCCACCAGAAACACCAATACCTAGTACTGGTGGTTATATACCACCAACAGATCAGATTATGCAAGACGGTACACGTATGAAACCTGATAATCCTATGTATAATATGAAACCAGTAGGACAGACATCAAGTCTACTTAATGGTGATCAAAGAAAACAACTTACAAACATAGCAATGTTAAGTCAGTTAGGACTAGTATAATGGCACATGGTGGCAAAAGGGCTGGAGCTGGTAGAACTAAAGGTATTAAAGCAGGTACAAAGAAAGAACGCTTAGATGCTGAGTTAGGTAAAGGACAGACTACTCCATTAAAGTATATGTTAAACCTCTTGAATAATCCTCAAGTATCTGTAGAAAAGAAGATGTGGGCTGCTAAAGAAGCTGCACCATTTGTACATTCTAAGCTATCATCTGTTAATCAGACTGTATCTGGGAATGATGATAAACCAATTACCGTTCAAATAGGATGGCGTAAGAAAAAGGATTAATGGAAGTAACCATACCGTATGAACCTCGACCTTTACAGGAAAAGATTCATAACGAATTAAAAAGATTTAATGTCATCTGCTGTCACAGGCGGTTTGGCAAGACGGTATTCGCAATCAATCATTTAATTATGACTGCATGTGAGATACCGAATGCAAGATTGGCGTATATTGCACCGACCTATCGCCAGGGTAAAGCAGTCGCTTACGACTATTTAAAAGAATATACAGACCCTTTGATGAAACTAGGCGGTAAACGTCACGAAACTGAACTAAAGGTTGATCTATGGAATGGATCACGAATTCAAATCTTTGGTTCTGACAATCCTGATGCTCTTAGAGGGTTAGGGTTTGATGGCGTATGCATGGATGAGTTTGCTCTTATGTCACCTCGTACTTGGACAGAGATCGTAAGACCTGCTGTCAGTGACAAGCTAGGCTATGTTATTTTTATTGGTACCCCTATGGGTCACAATCAGTTCTGGGATGTGTATGACTTTGCTAAACGCACAGGTAAAGATTGGTACGCACAATTATATAGAGCTAGTGAAACAGAAATTATTGCTGCTGAAGAACTTGAGTCTGCTAGAGCTACTATGCCAGAAGATCAATATGAACAAGAATATGAATGTTCATTTCAAGCTGCAGTTAGTGGAGCCTATTATGGCAAGCAAATACAAAAAGCTGAAAAAGAAAAACGCATTGAAATTGTAGATTATGACAAAAGTGTCGGTGTAGAAACATGGTGGGATTTAGGTATTGGTGATTCAACTAGTATTTGGTTTGCACAACGTATCGGCAATGAGATACATCTGATAGATTACTACGAAACATCAGGTGAATCACTTGCACATTATGCGAATGTATTAGAAGATAAAGGTTACAACTATAGTCGGCATGTAGCACCACATGATATTGTGGCTAGAGAATTAGGTACAGGTAAATCACGACTAGAAGTAGCGTATGAATTAGGTATTAATTTTGATGTATGTCCAAAGCTAGAAATACAACATGGTATTGAAGCGGTTAGAAATACATTAGATAGGTGTTGGTTTGATAAGAACCGATGTAAATATGGTATTGATTGTTTACGACAATACCGTAAAGAGTTTGACGATAAGATGCAGACATTTAAAAACAAGCCGTTGCATAACTGGGCTTCACATGGTAGTGATGCTTTTAGATATGGATGTGCAATAGACCCTGACACAACAAGTCAGTGGAAAACAGAAATTAACATAGATACAAGGTATATAGTTTAATATGGCAAAAGGTAAACCACTTACAGAATTAGAAGTAGGCTCGATAGTTAGCTCAGAGATCAAAGCATCTTTAGGTTATATTGGTTCAGACATAACTGAACAAAGACAAAAATCATTAGAGTACTATTTTGGTGAACCATTTGGTAACGAACAAGATGGTAGATCACAAGTTGTTTCTACAGATGTGTCTGATGTTGTTGAATCTATTTTACCTACATTACTAAGAACTTTTGCAGCTAGTGATGAAATTGTTAAGTGTGAACCTGTTACTGCCGAAGATGAAGAAGTAGCTAAACAAGCAAGTGATTATTTAAACTACGTGTTTAATAAAGACAACGATGGTTTTATAACTTTGTACACGTTATTTAAAGATGCATTAATACAAAAAAATGGTGTAGCTAAAGTTTATTGGGATACTTCCAAAAAGAGAGAACGTGAGTCATACGAAAAATTAAGTGAAGATGAATACACTATGTTGTTGGATGAAGATGGTGTTGAAGTTAAAGAACATACTGAGTATGAAGATGAAAGTGCTATAAAAGAAAAAGAACAAATATTAGAACAAATTAATCAATCAGGTCAACCTGTTGATCCAATGATGTTAGAACAATTAGAAGATGCACCTATTCCGATGATGCATGATGTAGTTATTGAAAGAATAGAAACATTTGGTAAAGTTAAAGTAGAAGCTATACCACCTGAAGAATTTCTTATTGAACGTAGAGCTAAAAATATAGAAGAAGCAAACTTTGTTGCACACCGTACTACCTCTACAAGAACACAGTTAATAGAAGCAGGCTTTGACCATGATAAAGTTTATAGTTTACCTGCAGACACACAAGACAAGTACAATGAAGAAAAAATTACTCGTTTTCGTAACCTTGATTATGATTATGATAGTAACTCTGGTGAAGCAAGTACTGATGAAATTTCAATCTACGAGTGTTACATAAGAATAGACGAAGAAGGTGATGGCGTTGCTAAATTAAGAAAAATTACTTTAGCAGGTACTGAAGGCTACACCGTTTTAGATAACGAGTTATGTGATAGCATACCTTTTATATCTGTAACACCTATTATAGTACCACATAGATTTTATGGTCGTTCTGTTTCTGAAATGACTGAGGACTTACAATTAATTAAGTCTACAGTTATGCGACAGTTACTCGACAACATGTATCTAACAAACAATAACCGAGTTGCAGTAATGGATGGTCAAGTTAATCTTGATGACCTATTAACTAATAGACCTGGTGGTGTAGTTAGAACTAAAGGATCTCCTGGTCAAGTAATGATGCCAATGCAAACGCAAACTATTAATAGTCAAGCGTTTCCTATGTTAGAATATTTAGATACAGTGCGTGAACAACGTACTGGTATTACACGATACTCACAAGGTATGGATGCTGATTCATTAAATAAAACAGCAACTGGTGTAAATACAATATTATCTCAGTCACAAATGCGTGTTGAACTTATTGCTCGTATATTTGCAGAGACTGGTGTTAAAGACATGTTCTTAAAAATGTTTGAACTAATTGTTAAACACCAAGACAAAGAAAGAATTATTAAAATAAGAAATAACTTTGTTCCGTTTAGACCTATGGAATGGCGTAATCGTTGCAACATTTCTATAAGTGTTGGATTAGGTACTGGTTCAAGAGATCAACAACTTTCTATTTTAAACAATATACTACAAACTCAACTTAAAGGTTTGGAGCTACAAGGTTCGTCTGCAGGGCCTATGGTTAATTTGCGTAACATTTATAACACGTTAACTAAGATTGTAGAAAACGCTGGTCTTAAAAACCCTAATGCGTTCTTTACTGATCCTGACATTGGCCAACAAAACATGCCACCACCACAACCACCACAACCTACTGAGTTTGAAAAAGTATCACAATTACAAGTACAAGGTGAGAACTATAGAAAACAAATAGATAGTGAATTAAAAGTCAAACAATTAGAAAAAGACTATCAAGAAATGATTTTAAAGTTTGAAACTAGAATTAAAGAACTTGAGTTACAGTATGGCACTAAAATTGATGAAGTTGAATTACGTAACAATGCTATGTTAGCTAAAGAAGAGTTAATACAACAAGGTAAGATACAAGAACAAGCACAACGTGCCTTAATTGAACAACAAAAAAATGCACTTGGCAATCTTGACCGCAGACCACAAACTGTGATAAACCCTAACGATGAGCAACAATAAATTAGAAACTGAAAAACAACGTGGTGATAGAGCAAAGTTATTGCTTGAAGAACCATTATTTAAAGAAGCATTTAAACTACTTAAAGATGAGTATCAAAATGCTATGTTTCAAACTAAACATAATGATGATGATGTCCGTAAAGCCTTATGGCAGGCGTATCATATAACTGATAAAGTTGAGAACCATTTTAAAACAGCAATGGAAACAGGTAAATTAGCATCTGTACAACTTAATCAAATTAAAAAGAATTCGAATTAAATCGAATACACCAACCCTATCAGGAGTGTAACATTTAACGAAAGGAGGTTGTTATGGCTGATAACCAAACAACTAACGTAATAGAAGCAGGAAACATTATAAAAGGTCTTATGACTGGTAGTGAATCTGCACCTATTGAAACTGTTCCTACAGAAATATCTGAGGAACCAATAGAAACAGTGGAAACAGAAGAAGGACTTCTTACTGAAGAAACTGAAAGCCCTGATGAGACCGAGTCTTATGAGGCAGAAGAAACATCTGAGTCGAGTGATATACAAGAGAACTCTAAGGAACCGTACTATGCTGTAACCGTTGATGGTACAGATCTATCGGTCAACCTAGAGGAGTTAATTCAAGGGTATCAACGGAATGCAGATTACACTCGTAAAACACAGGAACTTGCACAGGAAAGAACCCAGTCAAGTGAATTTGTCGAACGATCCAAAAAAGACGTTGAAGCTAAACTACAAAGGTTAGACCAACTTAATAACGCTGCACAAGCACAACTACAACAAGAATACGCTGAAGTTGATTTTGAGAAGTTATATGATGAAGATCCAGTAGAAGCTGCTAGACTAGAGCATAAGATGCGTAAAAAACATTCACAATTAGCTCAAGTTTCACAGCAAACTCAAGAGTTACAAGCTCAAGAGTTTAACAAATACTTAGGTGAGCAACAAAAACTTCTTAGTACTAAAGTACCAGAATTACTTGATGACCAAAAAGGCCCTCGTTTTAAACAACAAATGAGAGACTATCTTGGTAACATTGGATTTAATGATTCAGAAATCAATAGTGTGTACGATCACAGATACGTGATGCTTGTTAAAGATGCGATGTCCTATCGTAATCTTCAGAAAGCAAAGCCAGGAATAAGAAAAAAAGTGGCTAATGCTCCTAAGGTTGTCAAAGGTGGAGTGGCTAAAAGTAAAGGTCAAGCTGACGCAGAAGCTAAACGTCAACAACTCTCAAAATTACGTAAGACTGGACAGGTCAGAGACGCTGCTAAGTTTTTTCGTAATTTAGTCTAACAAATAATAAGGAGGCCTTATGGCACAACCAACTAACTTATACGATACGTATGATACTACTGGTATTCGAGAGGATTTGACGGATGTAATTTACAACATTTCTCCAGAAGATACTCCAATACTATCTGCACTTCCTAGAACTGCAGCTAAAGGAACGAAACATGAATGGCAACTAGATGCACTTGCTGCACCTGCTGCTAACTCTGTTATCGAAGGTGACGATGCAACTATTGATGCTATGACAGCAACAACTAGAGCTTTTAACTTCACTCAGATCCAAGACAAAGTAATCTCTTTATCTGGAACTCAGTCAAGTGTAGACGCTGCTGGTAGAGCTGACGAAATGGCATATCAAATTGCAAAGAAATCTAAAGAACTTAAAAAAGATATGGAATTTGCACTAATCAAAGGTACAGTTCAAGAAGCAGGCGATGCTACTGATGCTAGAGATCTTGGTTCACTTCCAACTTGGATTAAGTCTAATGGTGATGCTGGTGCCACTGGTGGTTCTTTATCCACTGGCTCTGGTACTGATTTACCGAATTCAGGTGATGACAGAGACCTTACTGAAACAATCTTAAAAACTGTTATACAAGAAGTTTACACTTCTGGCGGTGACTTAGATTTATTGGTAGTTCCACCATCTGTCAAACAAGTAATCTCAGGATTCAATGCGAACACAACTCGTTTTGGCCCTGCTGATAAAAGAGTAGAATATGCAGCAATCGATGTATATTCATCTGACTTTGGTGACATCCAAGTAGTACC